TTATTCTCCGACCTTGACCTCTGTGCCGTTCTTGAAAACGAAGGTAATCGCACCGTTCCTGTGGACGATTGCCTTCTCGACCATCACCGTCCAGATGGTGGCGCTCCACTCACGCAGCACCACCGGCTGTTTTTTGAGGGTGCGGATGTAAAGTGCCATTGCCTTGTCTTGCTGACTTTGCGTAGTACGCAGGTTCTGTAACCGCTTCAGTTCCGCAGCGGCTTTTTCGTAACGCTCGGTGAGGGCTTCATACTTTCTCAGATAAGCCTCCTGAGACTGTGCTGTAGAAGCGTTTTCCTTGACTGCCGCCTTGACCAGTTCGGCTACGACCTGTGTTTCCTCAAGCTGCCGTTCAATTTCTGCGTCCAATTCCACAAAGTCTGTCAGCGCACGGCGCATGGCTTCGCAGTCCTTGATGATCCGCTCCCGGTTCTCCATCATACGATTGTAGGCTTGAATAAAAAGCCGCTGCACGGTTTCCGTATCTACCGAGGGAGTATGGCAGCGTTCCTCGCCCTTGAACTTGCCATTGCATTGCCAGATGGTACGGCGGTAGCGGTCGGTGGAATGCCAGACCTTTGAGCCGAAGAAGCCACCGCAGTCCTCGCAGACCAGCTTGGCTGAAAGAACACTCTTTCCGCTGTAGGCTCTGCCCAGTGCCTTTCTTCTGGCAAACTCTGTCTGCACATGATCCCATTCGTCAGGATCGACAATGGCGGGATGGCTGCCTTCCACATAGTATTGCGGCACCTCACCCTCGTTGGGCTTCATCCTCTTTTCCAGAAAATCGACCGTGAAGGATTTCTGGAGTAGCGCATCGCCTTTGTATTTTTCATTTTGCAGAATGCTGGTGACCGTGGTCTTACTCCATTTATCCTTGCCGCCAGGTGACGGAATACCCAAGTCCTCCAAATATCTGCAAATGCTCGCCTGTGACTTGCCATCAAGGAAAAGGCGGTAAATCAGCTGAACAATTTTCGCTTCACTTTCCACAATGGTAGGTCTGCCGTCCTCGCCCTTTTCGTAGCCAAGGAAGCGTTTATAGGCAAGATGCACCTTTCCGTCAGCGAAGCTCTTACGCTGTCCCCAGGTGATGTTTTCCGAAATGCTGCGGCTTTCTTCTTGGGCAAGGCTCGACATGATGGTGATGAGCAGCTCACCCTTGCCGTCAAATGTGAAAATGCCCTCCTTTTCAAAGTAACATTCCACGCCGTTTTCCTTCAGCTTGCGGATGGTGACCAGGCTGTCCACGGTGTTCCTGGCAAATCGGCTGACCGACTTTGTGACAATGAGGTCGATTTTTCCGGCAAGAGCATCCGAAACCATACTGTTAAAGCCGTCTCGCTTTTTGGTATTACAGCCGGAAATACCCTCATCCGTATATACTTTTACGAAGTCCCATTCCGGCTTGGACTGTATGAATTTGGTGTAGTAATCCACCTGGGCTTCGTAGCTGGTGAACTGCTCGTCGCTGTCGGTAGAAACACGGGCATATCCAGCAACACGCCGCTTCTGCGCGGCCACCTTCGGCAGGTGTGTCAGCGGATTGATGGTTGCGGGTATCATGGTTACTTTAGGCATTGTGCTTGCTCCTCTCTAAGGCTTTTTGGCGTGCAGCTTCCTTCATCTCGTCCGTCCAGCTTTCACTACGGGAGCGGTCTTTCCATGTGCGTGTGACCTCCGAGCCATCTTTGAAGCAGAAAATTAGAATGTTTCCGTTGCATACCCGAATACTCTGTATCCGGCTGTGCAGCTGTTCCCGTGTAAAAGCCTTTACACCCAAAACTTCGGCTGTAACCTGTTGAAGCGTTGTTTCCGGTATCTGCTTGGAAGCACAGGCGGATTTGCCGAGTGTATTAAAGGTTCCGCATACCCAAACGATGCCCGTTTTGGTGGTCTTGCGGCGGTAGTTCTTTCCGCAGTTGTCGCATACCAGAAGGCTTGTGAATGGGTATGTGGTTCTCGGTGCTGGCTTCTTATTGAACTGAGCCGCCCGCCGTGCCTTCTCGGTCTGAACCGCATGAAAGGTCTTCATGTCAATAATGGCTTCGTGGGTGTTCTCTGCGTGGTATTTCGGCAATTCACCGTGGTTGATGACGGTTTTCTTCGTGATATGGTTCTCACGGAAGGTTTTCTGCAAAAGCAGATTGCCCGTATAGGTGTAGTTACTCAGTATCTTGGAAACCACAGTCTGGTTCCATTTCCCACCGAAGCGGGACGGAACACCTTCCTCAGTCAGCCGTTTGGCAACAGCCTGATAGCCGTCACCGGCAAGGTACTCGTTATAAATGCGGCGGACAAGTGCGGCTTCCTTTGGAACGATCTCGTACCGTCCGTCCTTTAGACGATATCCCAGCATGGCTCCGTTCCACGGCATTCCTTCCTCAAAGTTCCGCTTAATGCGCCACTTCTGGTTTTCACTTGCGGAGCGGCTTTCTTCCTGCGCATAGGACGCCAGAATGGTCAGCATCAGTTCACCGTCGGCGCTCATGGTGTGGATATTCTGTTCTTCAAAGAAAATGTCCACCTCCCAGGCTTTGAAGTCACGGACGGTCTGCAGCAGCGTGACCGTGTTTCGTGCAAAGCGGGAGATGGACTTGGTGATCACCATATCGATTTTTCCGGCATGGCAGTCGGCAATAAGCCTTTGAAAATCCGCTCTGGAATCCTTCGTGCCGGTCTTGGCTTCATCGGCATAGACGCCTGCATAGAGCCAGTCGCTATTTCTCTGGATAAGGTCGCTGTAATGGCTGACCTGTGCGGACAGCGAGTGAAGCATGGCGTCCTTGCCACTGGAAACACGGGCGTAGGCTGCGACTCGCTTTTTACGCTCCAGCTTCGGCGGTTTTGATACGGCGGTTATTCTTCCTGACATTGTGTCACCTCCTTGTAGTGTGACATATTACCTCTGAACTCACCGTATATCAAGTCAATCCCGCGGTATAAACTACACGAAGATATCCCATATTTTTCGGCCATAATTGTATCAATCGTGGCGTAATCCTTCGGGGTTAAAATCCCCATCGACAGCATTTGCTTTGCCTGGAGCATGGAGGCAAAATACTGCTCCAGCCGCTCTCTGTAGGCGTCATTCATCACAGCCACGCTCCCTTCCGAAGCGATCTGCAATATAGCAGGCGTGAGAGCAGTACCTTCTATGATTATTTCCATAGGCAGTAAAATGACGTCCGCAGCAGGCACAGGTGTACGCATAAACAGCTTTTCGGTTGACGCACTCCGGGTGTGACTTCCACCATGCAGTGCGGCAGGCGTCTGAGCAGAACTTTTTCGGCTTCTGCTTAGGGATGATTTTTATCAACTTCCCACACTGCTTGCAGGCAACGGCATTCTTTGCACTGTCACCCAGCCCGCTGCGGCGGCAAAAGGAGCGCACCGTATTATCCGAAATTCCGAGTTGCTTGCCGATTTTCACATAACTGACGCCCTGTAAGCGCAATATTCGTATTTGTTCTCTCTGCCAATCTGTCATAGAGTTTTCCTCCAGTCCGAGGGTTTGCCTCAGTACCGACTGGAGGGAAAACGCCTGTCTGGTCCGCAAAAAAATAACGCCCTCCACGGAAATGAATCCGCAGAGGGCGTATGCAAAGGTTACTTATTCGGGATCTTCAGCTTCATACCGCTGTAGATGACATTGCTTTTCAGCCCATTCAGGCTGACGATTTCCTTATAGCGGCTACCGTTGCCGAGATACTTCTTGGCAATCGCCCAGAGGGTGTCGCCATGCGCCACGGTATGGATACGGTAGTCATCGGCGGGTTTTGTGCTCGCCACGGCAAGTGCAGAGGTCTTGACCGGCGACATGATGGCGTACCTGCCGGATTCATCCTTGTTGATGACGGCACGGTCGCCGCTGACCTCGACCACATACCAGCGGAGCTTCTTCACCCAGCCGGGAATGGCTTTGCCGTTATAGTAGGTGCTGCCCGTGATGGTCACGAGGTCACCAACCTTGATAGACCCGGTGGGCTTGGCGGGTTCGGCAGGCTTTACATCACCGCCGAGAGCTGCCGTGACCTTCTCGGCAAGGTCGCCCATGCGGGAATACATCCAGTTGCCGGGGCAGGACTTGTTGGCGAACCACCTGTGGACGGTCAACACCATCTCGTCGGATTTCGGCGTGTAGTTCAGCGTTTTCGTTTTGTCTCCAAGCCAGAGTAGCTTGGTTTTGCCGTTGCGCTTGCAGATGTCGGTGCAAAGCTCGATGAGCCGCTGGTACACCACATCCTTGAACGCATACGGCTCGGTGTTGTCGCTGGCGCACTCAATGGTGACGGCTCTCTGGTCGTTGGCTGCGGAGGAGGAACACCAGGAGCGGTTCTTCTCTTCCACATACATCCCGACCCTTCCGTCTACACCGATGCCGTAGTTGCAGCTGGCCTGTCTGGAAGTTGGCAGAAAGATATTGCCCAGCGTCTCCACCGAGCACTGACCCACCACACAGTGAGGCGTGATGCGGTCAATGCTGTGGGTGCGCTGTCCAGAGTGGTTGGGACTGAGTTTGGTATAGGACACCAGAGGGCTGTTGGTATAAGCCATATTATTCATCCTCCTTTTCCGCACGGTCATGAAGTTGCTCCAGCACGGATTTCAGCTTCTGCGGAACAGGCAGTCCCAGGTATGCGGCGTTTTCCAACAGGGACACGCCCTCGTTCGACAGGTAGAAGAAAATGACGGCGGTACGCATCACCGAGCCGCTGCCGATGACACGGGTGTCGAGAATATGCCCGATGCCGACCAGAGCGAAGATGAGCACCTTTTTGAAAATGCCCTTGAAACCGACTTCGCTGGACAGCTTCTTATCCACCACAGCGCACATGATGCCGGTGATGTAGTCGATGACTACGAAAGCCAGAAGCGCGTAAAGCAAGCCGTCACATCCTCCCAAGAACCATCCGAGCCAGCCGCCGATACCGGCGAACACCACCTGAATGGTCGTCCAGAATTCTTTCATGTTGTTTGTCCTCCTTTGAAATTAAAAATGGGTATGAAAAAAGTGACGCCGGAGCGTCACGCTTTTCCGATAGCATAGATTGATACTTTGTAGGTTGCCGATGGTACCGTATTTGGTCTTACGGCAAATATCTTTCCGGGGTTGATTGTTGTAGACCAGCTACTTGAACTGCCTCGCTCCACAAACATGGCGTAATTGCTGTTCTCCGTGGAGATATGGACATGAGGAATTTCCGCGAAGGTAAATGGAAAATTAGGGAGCGCAATTGCGCCACTCTCATAGAGCACGCCCCATGCCGTCGAAATGGCGGTCGTAAAGGAATACTGACCCCAACATTCCGCTGTACCGCTTTTCCATTTACGGTAATTCCAGATGCCGCTTGTCCCTTGCTGAATGACAAAATCTGCGAGGGGTGAGCCATCAACACGCATATCCCCGGCAACATCCAGCATGGCTTGTGGCTCCGGCGTGTTGATGCCGACCTTCTTTTTCCGAAGCGCAATGAGCGGTGTACCCTGCGGGACAGTAAAATACAGATCCAGACTGCTCAAAGAATAGAGCTTGTCTTGGATCTGCAAATGGAAGTCGTAGGAACTGTTGGCATTCAGATTGCACAGTTCCAAATTGGAGTAACTGAAAGAGGTTCCGCTTTTTGTCGTGCCGGAATAGATGCTGGTGTAGCTGCCGTAGCTGCTCTCACTGGTTTTCTTGTACCGATACCGCACATAAACCACGCTGTTTTTCTGCGTCCCGTCAACGGTCACAGCGGAAATAGAACCGCTGAATTTGAGCTGCATTTCCGCTTCAATGTCGTTGGTTCGTCGGAGCGTCACCGAGGATATCTTCGGCTTGGTGTACGGAATGACTGTCACCGTCCGTGAAGTTTCGGAGGTGTAGCCGCGGGAGTCCGTGACCGAGAGCGTGACCGTCACACTGCCGGACTTGGCGATCTTTCCGACCGTAATTGCAGCACCGGCCGAATTGGATGCGGATAAACCGTTGCAGGAAGCGGTGTAGTTGGAAATGCTGGCACCGTTCTTCGCAGTCGCTGTTCCCGGTGTAACTTTGAGAGTCGAGTAGTCCTGTACGAACAGCTGATCGTTGCCCGTGAGGTTCTTTGTGGTCGTGTAGCTGTCGGCATAAGTGAATCCGCTTATGGTCGGAGCAGAATTGGTTGCCGTGGTCAGTACCGTGGCAGTCTTGCTTGAGGTGCTGCCGATCTGCGTAGACCCGCTGTAAGACGAAACCGCAAAGGTACCTATAAAGGACTTGATGGACGCCATAGCGTTCAACAGCGTTGTCCTCTGCGCCGATGTCAGCGTGACTGTGCGGTTCGCAGTGCCCTTCGACCAGGAAAGCCCGGAAATAGTCAGGATGGTTGCGCTGAGCACCAGCGTATTGGTGTAGGAGGCTTCGTACACGGTCACATTGATGGTAATGGAAATCGTGGCATTGTCCGCCGTCACCGTGTTGACACTATTCACCACAGCACCGCCCAGCGTCTTGACCGTGGAACTGCCGGAAGTGCCGTAGACATGGTTGTACTGCCGCCTTGCTCTGACCCTCACCGTGTAGCTTGTATTCGGTGAGAGCGAGGTGATCGTCACACTGGCACTGGTGGATGCCGTCGTTGAGAACTGCGTCCAGCTCGAACCGCCGTTTGTGCTGTACTGCCAGATGTCCGCCGTGGCAGAGGATGTAGCGGAGATTTTGAACCCGTTTGCCGTGACATTCGATGTACTGAATGTAACTGTGGGAGCAGAGCGGTCAATGGTAGTCAGCGTCATGCTGCCGCCGTATTCCTGTGAACCGTAGATATAAACACGGGTCGAGAATCCGACCGCAATCGTTTTGCTGCCGTTGCTGTTGTGAGCTACAGTAATCGTGCCACTGACAGAACCTTTCTTTGCCGGGAAAACACGGTCATCCCAATAGGTACGTTCCTTTGAGTAGACGGTCGTACCGTTGATCGTTACAGTGGTCGTGTCAATGGTGTAGTAAGTGGATGCGCCGCCGGTAGAGGTCAGCGTCCAGGAAAGTGTCGAGCTGTTACCGACCACATTTACGCTTTCCGAAATGTCCAGTTGAAGATAGCGCCCATCGTATGCTGCACTTTTCCAAGTTGCCATAGCTTTCCCTCCTTAATCCAGAATGACGATATTCAACCCCTCGGACGCCGTGGGCATCGGGACAAACTTCGTTTTGCCCACAGTCAGCTCGCCGTCCACCGTGGTTTTCTTGGTTTGCGTTTCGTCCTTGTTCAGGGTGAAAATCACCTCGTCGTTGTAGTAACCGGCGAACTCCGTGTTCGTGATGACCGTCCGCTGAGACGATGCGCTGTTGGATACCTCGATGCCCCGCTTGTCGATCTTGACCTCCTGGGTGTAGATCTCGTTGGGTGCAGGTGTCCACTTTCGGGGTATCGCCCCTTCGGAGATCATTATGTCCGCGAGGTAGATGGACGCATCCCGACAGTAGCAGTAAATACGCAACGTGGGGTCAGTCACATCCGTGAGCGTTACGGAGTAATCCGTCCAGTCAAATGCCGTGGACTTATTGAACAGGTACTTGGTTTTGTTTCCGTTGTAGGTCACATAGAAATACCCGGACATGGTCGAGGTTTTCTTTGCCCGGACCGAGATCGTATAAGTGCCGGGGACTACCCCTCGGATGTACTGCGACAACGAGGAGTATGCGCCCAGCACAAAGCAGGAGTCGGAAATGGTGTTGTTCTGGGTATCGGTGGAGGTATCTGTTTTTACCGTACCGGAGTAGCTCCAATCATCCGTGATGCCGTTCAGCCCGGAAGAGTTCTGCACATAGTTGATGCCGCCGATGTACTGCTCCTGCATGGTGACGGACAGTCCATCCACCGTGTGTTCCAGCTCCGAAACACGGCTTTCGGAGTTCAGTACCCGTTCCTCCAGGACGCCCTGGTCGTTGGACACTGTTTCCACCGTTTCGGTAAGGGTCGCCACATAGCTGTTCAGCCCGTCGATGGTCTGCTGGAACTGTGCGTCCTTCTCGGTCAGAATGGAAATGGTGGTGCGGATCGTTTCAATGTCGTTCTGCACCACCCATTCATTTCCGTCCCATATCTTCGTTTCCGGCGGGGTCACGGAAGTATCCACCCAGAGCTGCCCCTCATAGGGGTTCTCCGGCGGCGTGTCCGAGGTGACCACATCGCAGAGACTGATAATCGTGAACTGTGCCGATGCGATCATCTCACCACCTCCTTAAAGTGCCACAACGACCATAAAGGTTGCCTTGGTATCCACATCGGCGCTGGACACCGACAGGGTCTTGCCGGTCTTGCTGCCGTTGGTTCCCCAAGAGGTATCGACTACACCGTCCTTGTTGTACTTCGTCCAGGTGTAACTGCCGTTCCCGGCTGCATCCACTTCGGAGCCCGCCTGATAGCAGACGGCGGTCAGCACAGTCGTGCCCTGGCCGTTCTTGAACACATCGCCGCCCGTGGAGGTGACGATAATCTGCAGCGGGTCAGAGTTGTCGATGAAGGTCGCCACGTCGAAAAACTTCGTGTTATAAGAAGCGGATGCGGAGTCTGTGTCCTGGGCGCAGCACTTGAATACGGCGTAGCTGTCCACCGCTGCGGCGTAGACCGTGAGCGTATTGGTGGCCGTGCCGGTGTATTTGTCGGCGGTATCCGAGAGCTTGCGCCAGCCGATACCGAAGTCCGCATCATAGCCGGTGGAAGAGGTAGCAGTGACAGATGCGTCCATGACCGCCCACTTATAGCTGACCTTGGTGGTATCCACCGTAGAGCCACGCCACAGCTCGGCCTTGGCGGTCAGACTGGCGACCTCCTCGTTCTTGAACACATTTCCGTTAGGCGTGGTGACCAGCAGGTCAACGATGCCGGAGCCGTTGACCACACGGGAGAAGGAAATAGTCAGCGGATGGGTCAGCGACAGACCGGTGCTTTCGTCCTTGTAGGTGATGACACAGCGGTAGTCGATGCCGGGCAGTTCCGCCATGACATTGGCCTTGACCGTGAGGATGTGGCTCTTGGCACCACTGAGGGCGTAGTTCGTGCCTGCGGTGATGGCGGTGTTGCTGTCACCCACATACCACTTGACCGAGGTAACATTGGCTGTGGCGATCTGGTCGGCAGTGGTGCCGATAACATACAGGCTGGGCGTCAGAACGAGGTTCTTCGTTTTCCAGTCGGGGGTGTAACTGCCGTTGTCGGGGTTATACATCTGAGTCTTGGCGAGGTTCGAGCCGATGTACCCCGTCAGCGTCAGTGCGTCATTGTAGTCGATGATGGTAAACTGACCTTGTGCTTTGCTCATGTGAGAAGCCTCCTTTAAAGTTGTTGTATCAGGAACGGGCACTCTGCCGGTTTCTGTTGTGGGTTCTGCGGTTGCCATAGTGAATTCCTCCGTTATAACAGGCTCTGCCTGGTCGTGGTGTCAATGAGGTCACAATAAAAAGTGGCGCGGACTTTGACATCCGCACCGGTAATGGCCACGGACTTTGCACCGCCGAAATGCTGTTCATTCCAGACTTTGTCCGCTTCCGTATCCTCCGACACCCTTGTCCAAACAAACTGGTTGGCATCCAGCGTGTCGGTGATGTCCTCGTCCCAGGAGTACACCTTGGCGGAAAGCAGCGTTTTCACATTGCCGTTTTTGAAGATGTTCCCGTTGGACGAGATAATGACCAGCCGGAGCATTTTCTGCTCCTCAATGGTGGTGATGCGGTCGCTGACCTCGGTGACCTCCTTGCTGGTGGCGTAGGCTCGAAGCACAACCTCGCCGCTCTCCAAGTCCCACCAGGACGAGCCATCCTGTGACTGAATGACACCAGCCTTGATGATGTTCGCCACCAAGGAGCCGGAAGTGATGAAGTCTGCAACGATCTGTCCGTCTGCCGTGATGGCGGTTTCGTAGGGGCCGTTGTAGCCGTTACGGGAAAATCCCAAGCCGCCCACATTCCACCGCCAGACATTCACGGCTTCGTCAATGGAGGGAGCGTCCAGAATGAGCAGCTCATAGGGCTGTCCGTTTTCCTCGCTGGTGTGGATGACCACATAGCCGCCGCTCTGACCGGTGATAAGCCCGGTGGCTTTACCGATGGCGGTTTGGAGCAGCTTTGGAAATCGTCCCACCGTGGATTCCACCTTGTCGACCGTGGACTGCACCTCGGAGATGGTGGTAATCATGCTGGACTTGCTCTGACCGAGGGAAATACTCTTGTACCGCTCGGCAAGGGTGTCGTATACGGTTTCAATGACGGTAGCCGACACGCTGACGCCCAGAAGCGAGTGCCGGATGGTGACGGTATCGCAGAGGTTGACCCGCTCCAAGAGTGCAGAATACTCCGGCTGCTTCCAGAGCGGCTCGAAGGACACCTTCACCGTGGGGATAGTCGCTCCCAGCGGATTTGCCTTGATGTAACTGTTTGCTTTTGCTCTGAGGGCTTCCTCGGTCACAACTCCGTCAAACTGGTCGGAGAAATCCATGATGAGCGTTTTCGCTCGGACGATCTCCGAGGTCACAATAGGAAGCGTCACCTCCGTCAGTGTGACCACCGTTTCGGTGCCCGAGTCTTCCGGGGTGTATACGGCATACGGGAGCAGCGCAGTATACACGCCACTGTTGTCCTCGTCCTGCTCCAATGCGGTGAGGTTCTTTCCGTATTCAATGACCACACCGGTTTTCTGTCCTCGGTGCGAATGGAACTTCACCGTGAAGTTGTCCCACTCAAACTCGCCGTGCCATTTGGAGAGCATGGAGCCTTCCGTGCCGCCGAGACACGCCCGGACGCTTTTCGGCTGCGTGACGGAAAACGCCTTTGCGTCCGAGTAGTCCGTCCAGCCCGTGAAGCGTGTATCTCCGGCAAGGAGCTGCGAGAGAATGAGCTGAGGAGAGCGACTCTCGGCCGAAAAAGGCAACACCGGCACATTGGCAAGGTCATAGGAGATGTGCTGACCGTAGATGATGACGATGCCGTTCAATGGCTTTGTGATGCGGTAAATGCGGAACGCCTGGTCGGCGGCAGTATCGTTGGGTTTTGCCTTGATGATGCACTCCTTGGTGATAAGCCCATAGTGCTGACTGCTGACAGGGTATTTGAGTAAGCACTCGAACACACCGTTTCGCTCTTCAGTGACTTCGCAGGAAATGGTATCCGTCATCACACCAAGGCCGAATGAGAAAAAGTCTGTTGTGTTAGGTGGATAAAGAACAGGAATCAC